GCACCGCACAGGCATAAAGGATAAGTGTTATGGGATCTGAGGCTGCAAGCGTGCAGCTCTTACCCGTAACCTCCTTATACTTCTCCTGATAGTTCGATATGAGGTTAGCCCTGACGTTATCAAGGGTAATCCCATCGATGAAACTGACTTCAGGCAGGTTCTCTATCTGGTCTATCATCGTCTTATCTCCTCTCTACTGTTATGAATGTCTTGAGCTCTCCGTCAGTCGAAGTCTCTCCCGAAACCTGCTTTATGCTGATATTCGGGAAGTAGTCTTTCGCTTTGTTGGAAAGCTCTATGCCAAGCATATTTAATGTTGCCTCGGTCTGCAGAGCATGGAGCGGTCTTTGCGGAAGTCCGAAAGCCCTGCTGCCGGGAAGCGTACCCTCCCTTGAAAGCATGATGGCGTTAAGTCCTACTCCCACCATGTCAGCCTCAGATGCTCCTGTCATATCCTTAAATCCAAGCGTTCCCGTGGTATTACCTTCAATCTCCATTCAGACCTCCTAACGCCGTGATAATATCCTTAAGGGTCACGGTCCCGTTCTTGTCATGGAAGGTTATCTCATCATCCACGCACTCGATGTATGCTTCTGAAGAGAGCTGCTTTCTATGTACTGCCTTTCCGGGGTTTAAAGGTTTATTCTCAAAGTCCCAGAACGTACCAAGCACGACCCCTGAAGCCGAGTTGTTTGAAAGATGGACTACCATAACACTGTCACCCACCTTCGGCATTGAGTAGTCCCCTGAAGGACACAGATACGGAAAGAGCTTGGTAGTCGAGTTGTCCCTGTCGGGATATGTCACTGATACCATGCCCTTTTCATAATCTATGCTGGATACTATGCCTATGCGGTTAAGATTCTCTGCTGACATATTAAACTCCTTAAGTGAATGAGCCTTCATTAACCCATCCGTTGACCTTCGTCTTCTTTTTGTTCTTTGTCTTGAGTTTGTAAGGATGCTTTTTCTTTTTCTTGTAAGCAGTAACCTTTGCAGGTCCCTTCTTAGCTTTCTTACCCTTACCTTTTGCGTTTGCTTTCTTCCAGTATTTGCCGCCAAGGAACGTTACCTCATCGCCGACAACATACTCCCACGGAACCTTTGTGCCCGCGAGGTTCTTGCCCGCCATGGTGCTGATGGATATGTATTCATCAAACGTAAGGTCTACGGTAGCCTCTACCAGCGCACCGTTGTTCATTACCTTGTTCCATGACTCTGAAACAGATGTAAGGCGCATTTTATCAGTACCTATCTTCCGCCCTCCGATATAGAGGTAATCAACTTTTCCGTTCTCTGCTGCCGCTTCGAGCGATGCTATCACATCTTTTGGATGTACGCCGTTCATCGCTGACAATATGACCGTCATCGTCACTGACGAAAGCTCAGCTCCCCCGAACTCAGAGAGAGGCTTGCCGTCAAGTATCGGATGATCCTGCCACCTTCCCGAAACGTTCCTTGTCATGTCCTTGAATGTGAGAGCACGGCTGGCAGATACCTCGAAAGTAATATTGCTTCCCCAGTTGCCTATAGCCATATCACACCCTCCTTAACCTCTTCTGGCACTTATGGGCTTCTATGCTGTAAGTGCATCCTGAAGATGTAGTGTTTATAGATACCTTGTCGATACAGTATTTTCCGTTTGCTTTGCCGAACTGCTGAAGCTCAATGCACGCTCCGGCTACGATCTTTTTGTTAGGCCATACCTCGCCTGATATCCTCGTACAGTCCTCATTGGACTTGTTGATGGCGGCACAGGCGATGTATTTTGCATCAGCACGGCTGTTAGCTGTTTCAGATACCTTGAGTGTCCTTGCCTTGGCAGCCTTTTCCTTGACCTGTCCGAAGTAAACGCTCTTTGTCTTCGAGGTATCCTTGCCGGTTTTGTAGTTGATGCGTGCCCCGTTATACGTGCCGTCAAGGGAATCTGAATAGTTCCATGAGTCCCCTACGAATTGCTGCGGAGTAAAGGCAAGGACGGAAGCTTTCTGTTCAAGCTTTCCTGGGTCATAGATGACGAGTTGGGAGTTATAGATCTTCATTCCCAGACCATACTTTTCACAGAGTCTGAATAAAAACTCCTGATCCGCGGTCTCGTTCTGTTCAAACTCAGCTACCGTTATCTTTGGTCCCTGATACTTGTACTTGAGCTTGTAGCGTTTTGCTATGGTCTTGCCTATCTTTCTTATAGTGATCTTCTTCCATGTCTTTACACGCTTCCGTACTGAGAAGTTATTGTTTGCAGGAAGAGCGACACCTGAAAGATGCATTGTCCTTGAACCACCTGAAAATGACATATCATCGAGAATAAATATCCCGCATTCTACTTTCCAATCATCACCTTCCCTGTCCCAGTCTGAAAAGACGAAGGTGCAGTCCATCTTATCACCCTTCTTCGGATACCAGCTGCCTATCCACTTCATCTTGATGTTCTCAACCTCAATATCAAGGGTGTCGCACGCATCCTTTGCGATATCCTCATAGGAAACGTTAGTAAGATGTCCTGCAAGCACAGCATCAACACGCTTTCCGTTAAAACTGATCTCTGTGGAGACCCTTCTTGCATCAGCCATGCGTTACTCCTCCTCTTCCTCATCGGGCTCTTCCACTTCCTCATCCGTGAGGTCTTCATCTTCCTCATCCTCATCGTCTTCTTCATCCTCGGATTCGTAGAACTCGTCCTCATCCTCATCTTCTGAATCATCAAGGACTCTCCAGAAGGGAAGCTCCTCGTCCTTATCCTCTTCAATATCCGGCACGTTAAGGACTATCCCGGAGCCAAACACAAGGGTATCCGTGTATTTCCAGTTAGCCTCGATAAGCTCCTTCATGTATTTTTCATCGCCATAAAGTTTAAAGGCGATGCCGTCCCATGCATCGCCTAAAACCGTAGTATATGTGCCTACCATATCTACTCCTTATCACGCCCACTTTGTACGGCGCTGTTTCTTATTGTATTCATCCATGAACTTCTCAAACTGCTTGAAGCTTATTGCATTTGCTTCCTCAAGGTCCTGTCTGTTCACATCACCGTTAAAGGTGTACTGCGGAGCGAAAGTAACTTCCATCGTACCGCCCGTATCTGATTCCTCGAGCCCTCTCATAGCAGTATCAACGGAAGATTCCCTGCCATCACTGCCTATGCCTAAAAGCTTACCTGCCTGCTGCCACAGAGACATTGCATTATCTGAACCATCAAGAGGAATGACTGCTTCAGGACCGTCTTCAGCTATCCATGCAAGCTGCTTAAAGTTGACGATTCCACCTGTAGCATAACCCGGATTTCCGCCACCGTTACCGCCACCGGTACCGCCGCCTCCTCCGTTACCGCCACGTACATTGACGTAACTGCTTACATCAATATCGCCACCGTTGACGGTAGGAACAAGGTTGATGGTGACAGGACAATCAACGGAGAACCCTGCCGAGAAGGTGCTGTTTACCATGTCGCCCGTCTGGCTGTAAAGCTCGCTGACACCTTCCTGAACCTTGCCTGCATTGTCGATGATGGCCTGTGAGATCTCTTCGGGTACGGTCGCACCCTTCTCATCAAGCACAGTCATGAGCTGGGAGAGCTGTTCATCATTTGCTATGGCTTCGCCCACGATAGACCAGAGATCGGATTCAGTACCTTCACCTGCCATAACCTTTAAGGTCTTGTACTCAAGAATACTGTTGATAAGTTCCTCGGGAATCTGCTGCCCGGTATCGCGGTACTTCTGAATAAGCTCCTCGACCTGCTTGGCATCCGGTTCCATGGTTTTAAGGATTTCCTTCGCAGCAGCCTTGTCGCCTGTATTTAAGGTTGATGTAAGGGAATCCTCCATATCGTAATACAACTGATGGATTATCTGTCCCCAGGGGATATCCTGTCCCTTAAGGGCAGCTTCAACATCAAACATTCCCTTCATCTGATCCTGAGTATCAGTAATGATGTTATCAAGCGTGGGCTTCACTTCACTACTATATGCACCTGTCAAAGCATCCATATCGAAATTGAACAGATCAACTTTCGCCTGATCAGTCTTGCCTGCACCACCTTCAATGATTGCATCCAGGGCTTCCTGCTTTTTCTGCTGAAGCTGTCTAATACGTGCAGGTCCTACTGCGGCATCTATCTTATCGTTATATGCCTGTTCAACCTCTGCATACATATTCGCTATGACTTCATCAGAAGCGGTGTTCATCTCCTGAATATATCCTGCGGCTTCTTCACTTACATTCTTCCATGAATCAAGGGACAAATCAGAAGTCTTGAAATCATTTGAGAGCATGGCAAGCTTTGCATTGTTCTTTGACCTTGTAAGGCTTTCCTCTATCTCTGCCATCTGAGCCTGAAGCTCTTGAATCTCCTTAACCTCGTCAATATCAAGAAGTCCATCCGTGAAGGCATTTGTTACAGTATCCCGGAGCTGTTTACCGATACTCTCAAGTTCTCCATGCTTTCCTTCATAGAAATCGTTAAGTATCGATACGACATTGGTCTCATTAAGCTGCTCATCTGTAAGAGTAGTATTGAGCCCGATATTGATAGCGTACTGATGCTGAAGCACGTATTCCTGCGCATTGTTTATATACTCTTCAATGGCAGTGACGTAGCTCTGCTGGTCGGATTCATCAAGATTCAAGCCTACGGAAACCTTGAAGTTCAGCTTATCAATCGTTTCCTGTGCGTCAGCCATGGCATCGGCAAACTGGTCTGCTTTTTCAAGCTGTGAGAATGCTTCCATGATCCCTCTGAAGTAATCACCACCTGCTATCTCTTCAGCAAGCTGTTTTACCTCTTTAAGGTCAAGAACGATGTTCCCAAAGTGTTCAGAGAGACTTTCGTTCTTAAGCTTTTCCTCTTCAGCTGCCATCGCGGCAAGCCCACCTACAAAGAGACCTATAGCTGCTACAAGCCCAAGCAATACTCCCGTAACAGGATTCAACTTGGTAAAGAACTCGATTATAAAGCTCATTCCATGGACAACGCTGCTTTCAAGCTTGTATGCGACAAGAGCACTGGCAATACCTGCCACTACTCCAAGAGCCTTGTCTCCGTGATCGTAGAGCCACTGCCCGATATCCTTTACGGTCTCAAAGACGCTTGATACATTGGTCGTAAATACACGCTTGAAGGTCGGGAAACTGCCCTGAAGCTTCTTAAAGAAGTCATGTATCTTATGGGAATCCGCTATCTCATTAAGAGAATCCTTGACGTAGCTCAGCGCATCCACTATCATGGGGCGCATCTCGTCATAAGCCTGTATACCAAGCTCTTCAAAAGCATTCTTTACAAGCTGAGCCTGTGACTCAACAGTTTCGTAACGCTTGTTTACCTCTTCAACAAGGGCAGTATTCTCTCCCCATGCCTCATTGGCAAGAGCCACAGCGTCATTCATGATACCCTCAGAACCGGCAAGGGCAAGGATCATGTTTGAGAGCCTTACTTCCTTAAGACCCATGTCATCGAGTACCTGGATGGCTGACTTTCCGTTACGCTCAGTATCGTTAAGCCCTCCGATAAATGCAGAAAGTGCGCTTACTGCATTTTCTCCCCATAATGCAGAGAACTCTTCCGCAGACATACCTGCAACGTCAGCCCAGTCCTGAAGACTTTCTGAATTTGTTTCCACGGCTACCTGTATCTTTTTCAGGAGCTTAGCCATAGCAGAACCACCGGCTTCTGCACGGATACCTACCGCACTCATGGCCGTTGAAAGTCCAAGTATCTCTGCTTCGGACAAGCCTGCCAGATGTCCTGTCGAGGCAAGTCTGAAAGCCATGAGGGTAAGATCTTCCTCAGTGGTCGCAAAGTTGTTACCAAGGTCAACTATCGTGGATCCAAGACGCTCCCAGTTAGACACACCGTTTTCGTCAAAGTCCTTCATAGCTACGATATTTGCAAACTTGGCAAGGTTCGTTGCCGCATCCTCCGCCGTCATGTTCGTGGAAACGCCGAGGTTTATCATCGTCTCCGTGAAATCGAGCAGTGAATCATTTGCAATACCCAGCTGACCTGCTATCTCCATTACTCCTGCTATGGCAGCAGCACTCTCAGGAATCTCACGCGTCATATCTATGATTCCTTCACGGAGTCTGTTGTATTCTTCCTCAGTAGCATCAACCGTCTTTTTTACACCTGCAAAGGCAGACTCAAATTCTGAGCCTACACTGATGGCTTCACCCGTGACAAGTCCTATCGCGGTAGCTGCCGCAGTAGCACCGGCTACGATAGCATCAAAGCACTTCTTACCGGCACTCATGACCTTATCGAAGCCCTTGTCAAGAGTAGAGAACTGCGAATCTATGTCTTTCAAACTGTTAAGGCTCTTTTTTACACTCTTAATGCTGGAATCCAGTGATTTTTCAACTTCACCGCTTATTTTGATTGCGAGTTTGTACTCTTTTCCGTTCATCGACAACTTCGTGTACCTCCTTCGCAAGTTCCAGTAATTCTAAAACAGACAGGGACGATAGATAATCGATCCCTGTCTGTAAGCTTATTGATAAGTTTAAAACTATCTTTCTCAGCTTCGGAACGTCTGACGGTTTCATTCCGAGCCGAATAAAAAACCCATTACACGGTTTTTTATCTTCATGGCTTCTTTGGGAGGAAGCCCCAAGAAGAACTCTAAAGGCTGTTCTGTAGCCTTCTCCGCGATATTGCACGCGTATTCAAGGGACACCTCCGGGAGCACATCTATACCGCTCGAACCCCTTGCCATCCTCTTGTTCACTTCGATCATGGATGCAGCGTTCAGATCTTCAAGTCTCGAAAGATCTATTTCCGTATATGTCTTACCTTCAAATTTGTACGGCTTTGCGAACTTAATGAGAAGCGAGCTTTCCTCATCATCCTTAACATCCGTAGGTACTATCTCTGCTTTTACAGCTTCGCCATCCACCATAGCCTCGGCTGTCTGATCCTTAATTTTCTTATCATCCATCAGATAAAATCTCCTTTACTTCAAGTTATGTGTACTGCTTGATCTGAGCAAGCAGGTCTCTGTCATTCACGATGAATACAGAGTTGAGCTTGTCGTATTCAAGCTTCTTAACACCGTCAACCTCGATGAGTACATAAAGTACCTCAAGTGTTACGGATGCGTCCATCTGCTTACCCTGTTCAAGCTTGCCGGGTGTGAAGCTCTTAAGTCTTCCGCGCTCAACAACTCTCATCTGGTTGTAAGCAAGTGCTCCGGTTGACTTGACTGTACTCTGTGAAGCTGACCTGAAAGTAAGGTCAACGGGCTCGCAGGGATTCATCAGGTCGAAGATGTCGCTGTCAAGGATTCTGAAAGGCACAGTCTGTGCGATTGAGCTGTAGAATCCGGGAATGGAAGCCTCATAACTTCCAAGAACACCTGCACCGGAGATTTCCTCGGTGATGGCATCGAAGTTGGGAAGCTCCACGCTGCCGGTAACGCCCACAAGGACGTTACCGTTATGGTATGCATTGAAGTTGTTAATGACTTCAGGTACGTTTGCGATTGATCCCATTATCATTCACCTCCATTTAATTCTGCTTCAATCATTGAAGGGTCAAACTCAAGGATATTAAGTATATCCTCTGCCGGTGTGTAAGGTGCAAGGTACTGTCTGAAGACGATGTGTCCGTCAAGAATGTTCTCAATCGGGTTATCGTCTGCATGATACTCCATGCGGATGCCTGCTGCCTTACCCATGGATACAAGGCTGTTTCCACGAACGTTCTCAGAATCAACAACGGACTCAATGAGACGGTAATTCGTAGGATCATCGACCTTCTCCATGTAGATCATGATGAAGTTGTTGCCCCACCATGAGAAGAACCTGCGGCACGCAATCCAGCGGTCCTTCGGGTCAGTGGTATCAGGATATGCAGCTGTGTTGTTGCCCCATGACTTGAAGCCGTTGAGGTTGATAGCTGTCACGATACCGCCTGCATTAAGGACGTTGCCCTGAAGCTGGTCGAGAACGACTTCTGTTCCGTTCGCAAGGACTGTAGCTTCGATAGACAGTGCCTTATTTGAAGGAGACAGGCTGGGAACATCATCGTTTTCATGATCGAGAGCCGTAGCCATGGCAGCATACATAGCAGAGTATGCGATAACATGACCGTCTGCCTTGACTCTGGGCCAGAGAGCGATTGTGTGAGGGCTTGTATAGCCTGCTGCATCCTTCTCAGCTTTAACGCTTGTATTGACGATAACAGTAGTTGTGTTAAGGTCAAGGATGCACTCGCACTTGAACATTCCGTTGATGTCCTCGCACTTAGCCTGAAGAGCTGCGCCGACTGTACGGGTTTCTGTCCATACAGGAGCAAGAAGGAATGAAGGTGCAAGTCCGAACTGAGGATAAACCTCCCTAACCATCTCGAAACCTGTTGAAACGCCTGTAGTAGCGTTGTAGGAGCCGATGAGGTCAGAAGCTGTGACTGCACTGGGATCTACCTTGTATCCTGAAGGTGTGATGGTTGAGATACCGGATGTCAGTATTGTGAATACCGGGTATCCGTCATCATCAAGAGCAACGGTATAGTCTGTGCCAAGAGTAAGGGTGTTGTTTGAACTGTCCTTAACTACCAGAGTTGACAGGATGACGCCCTTAACTGTACCTGTTGCCACGCCGTCTGAAACTGCAAGGGCAGAACCTTCAGTGTAGGCCGCCTTGTGTGTTGACGGATCAAGTACGTTACAGATAACGATAGGACCGATGGCATACTTTAAGAAGAATGCATATATAGCCTGGCACAGCGTATAACTTGCGAAATCTTCTGAGTAGCCAACTGCCTCTTTAGCCTCTGCAAAGGTATTGCAAAGGAAAAGCTTATTTGTTGCATTTGCCGGGTCACTTGCAAGGTTTACAGGTGCAGTACCGAAGATGACAGGCACGCCCGCCTTGTTGGCTGCCGGAAATGCAATGCTTGTAGGGTTTTCTTTAACCCTTATTCCGTGTAAATAGGGCATTTTTAATTCCTCCTTGTAAATTTATTTGCCGCCTCTTTGTTGATGACATTCAGCGGACTTTTGTCTTTCTTTACATCCTTAAGTGCGGATACCATCTCATCAATCGGCACGAAAAGCCTTTTGAAAAGCGGGTACTTTTCAATCGCATCCGCTACGTTCTGGGGGAGCTTTCCTTCCGCGAACACAGTGGAGAATCTTACAAGTCCCGGGATGGTTGAACCCACATACATAAGGTTTTCTTTAGACTCAGCTTCCTCTGTAGGCTCTTCTGAAGGAGTTACTTCTTCCACCTTGGGCTCTTCGTAAACCTTCTTTTCCTCAGAGACAGCTTCCTCTGTCTTTGCTTTCTTACTCATGTAAATGCGTTCTCCCTTCTTACGGCAGGTATATAGAAATCAAGGTTGCACGCTGCAAAGAAATAAGGAAAATAGTTATCTTCCTGCAATTTCCATTTAAAGTTGCCCGCATACATGAACTGCTTCTTCAGCATCGGGTCTTTATGATAGCGTATATAGATCTTATTTATGATCCCCATTACATCTCTGTAACCCTGCCCGTCTACAGCATCATCCCATAAACCGATGATAAGGATAACGTTGACGGTATTATCTGAATCCCTGCTGCCATCATCTTCGCCGGAGTTAAGCCGGACAATGATATAAGGGCAAGGGTCGATCTCTTCACCTGTCTCCGTCTGGTTTATGGGTGTATCCTGTGGATAGATATTAAGTTTCTTGCGCTTTTCATAGTCTGAAGAGGGGCTGTGGTCATCTGTAAGTACCACTTCACTGTCCGTATCTTCGGAATCTTCCTCAGAATCATCTGTAGGCTCTTCCTCTTCGGGGTCATGCGGATATTTGTATAAATATCCATCGAATAGTTCCTTCAGGTCCTCAATTATGGCATCCTGAAGTCCCAGTGGTGTAAGCTCTGGTGTCATAAAGCTTCTCCTATCCTAAGAATCTCAGAATCTGCTGCTCGATACTCTTTTCGAGGGTATCGTAAACATCCGGCTCTATCTCATCCTGATATACCATCTCCTCATCTTTAGGGATGGAGTTTGAGAAAAGGGACTTGAGGGCTTCCTTTTTAGGATTGCTCCTCATCGCCTTACCGGGTACACGTTCTGCAAGAGTCATGTGTCCTGAGTGATACCTTACTACGAAAGCCTTGTATTTATCTTTCCCACTCTTTTTCAAGGACATACTCGAAAGGCGGCTCGCCTTCTTTACCTTGCCTTTTATCCAGTTTGGTGCTCCCCTGCTTCCGGGAAAATAGGTTCTGGGGCTTACCTTGTAGTCGTACACTTCGCCGATAGGTCCTTTGACATATATGTACGCTGCAAGTCGTCCCACGGTGGCTTTTTTGATCTCCCCGGCACTCTTAAAGCCCTGAAGTCCATGTCCCAGTCTGTCACTGTCGAGCTTATAGCGCTTATTAGCACCATGCTCCATGTCTTTTCTTACGCTCTTTGCTGCATTGTTGATGGCAGCGCGAAGGATAAGCTTCGACTTGTCCTTAGTTACTCCGAGGCCACGTTCCAGCTCATCGAGACCAGTGATCTTAACGTGATAATGGATCATGTCTTGTTAGCCTCCAGCGTGATCGAATAGATACCGTCCTCATCTATCGCATCAGAGATGATGTAAGTCTTTCCATCAAGAAGGAGAGTCCTTCCGACAGGCGGCAGATCCCCGAAATCTTCCTTCCTCACATAGATAAGGAGTTCCTTCAGGTATACATCGTCTGCGTAAAGACTTCTCTTATACTGATAGCGTTTCTCACGGTCTATCATCTCGTTTGAATCGAAAAGAACACGCATCCTTTTCCTATTTACTGAATGCATATCAGCAAACTCATCGAGATTAAGGAATATATTCGTATTGTCCTGCGCAATCTGTTCCTTAAAAGTCATATCCTATGCCTTTTTGCTATTAGCTTTCTTTGTCCTTGCGGCTGTCTTTGGAACCTTGCCGACAAGATCCTCTCCGTCTGATTCCGAAGAAACTGCATTTCCAGAGAGACCAGCTTCAGCGGTGATGGGTGTAGCCTTCACCGCTTTGTCCGTGTCTTTTTCTTCGGAGGAGATGTATGAAGCAGTACCGGCTTCAAGCCATGCACTGACCATATCGGGATCATTTACCGGAAGTTCTTCTCCCACCTTGTATTGGTGTGAATGGTAAAGAATGGGATATACCGCAATAAGTACAGTATTTCCTTTCATACCGATACCTCCTTATCAGCCCTGAAGCTTTACAAGGATCTCTGTATCGGCAGCAGCAGCCTCCGCAGCTGCATATCCGGCAGCAGTATAATCATTACCGTTACCATCGTCAGAAGCATCTGTGATGCCTGTGCCGTCAAAGTACACAGCCTGTCCCATCTCGATCTTGGAAGTGCCGGTCTTTGCGATCTTGAACACTCCGCAAACATGAAGGCTGCCTGTCTCGCCGGGGTTGATATCAGTGCCTGTGACACCGATACGTCCCGTAAGCTCGATGACAGTATTAGCAGCGATCTTGGAAGCAGTGCTGTTAGGATAATCAAGGCTCTCGCCTCTCTGATAGTATGTAGCTAATGCCATCTCTTTTTACCTCCTATATTTTTATCAAAGCGGACTTGCAACTGTTGTGCCAGGGTTCTTGATAGCTCCCCTATAGTCCATAACAGAGATACCCCAGTCAAGATAGATATCCCAAACGAAGCCGAGAGTTCCGGGTGTCTCCATTCTGCGGATATTAGGAATCTCGTTACCGTTGAGGTAATCAACCTCGATGAAGTCTGTGTCATCAGAATTGCCAAGCAGGAACCAGGGCATTGTATTTCCGAAGCCACCGCAGAGAACGTTGATAGTAGGATCTTCAACGATCTCGATTGAGTTCGCATATCTGAACAGCGGATTGACAGCCTGTGTGTTACCGGATGTCTGGATAACAGGGCTGTTGATAACTGTGAAGATATCGAAGCCGAGGCCTGAAGGAACTACAAGCTTAGCAGGACGAACGATGATAGCCTCTCCGAACTGGTCTACCTGATTCTGAAGGGCAAGTATCATGTTCTGAAGTGCTGCCTGTGTGATACCTGTACCTGTGCCGATAAGGTTCTTGTGGTTTGCGTGGAAAAGAGCTGTTCCATCATATACAGCAGGGTTGTTTACGAGAATCTGGTAAACCTGCTTATTGATGGTCTTTCTTGCGCTCTTAGCGTAGCGTGCAGGAAGCCCTGTGATGAGGTCGATATCATCATTGATGAATGCCTGTCTTGTGAGTGTGAACTGACGACCATAGGTCTTGAGCTTTCTTGTAGGAAGCTTCTCATCAGTCCTGGTATCGTGCTTGAGTTCTCCACCTTCGGGAACTTCAAGGAACTCACCGGCAGGACCTGCAAGATAATTGTTATCGTTGGTCTTGAAGTCTTTAAGAGTACCCTTCTTTGTGATTCTGTCGAAGGTTACGGCTACAGTCTTGTGACCTTCGAGATATGCCTTGTTGATGGCATTATCAAGGATAGCCGGGAATGCAGCTGTAGGATTATAGAACTGTCTTGCAGCCATATTATAGATATCATCGTTGGACTTTCTATTAAGTCCTGTGATCCCCTCTTCAGACTGCATACATTCGATGGCGAGGTCACGAAGACTCATTCCCATGAGTTCGCGTGCACCATCTGCGGGATGCTCAAGGGCGATACCAGAACGCAGAACAAGCGCATCACCTGCTGCCTGTCTGAACTTATCCTGCTCATCCTTTGTGACATCTGCCTGTCCTCTAGCCTGAATGGGTGCGTTATCCTTACAGAGTGTATCGATGATGGCACTCTTAACGCTCTCAACAGATCTTCCGCTCTCGATATACTCATCTGCGGAAACACCGAAGTGCTTACAGATAGCCTCGATCTCGCGGATTCTTGTTCTTTCGTTTTTCTCTGCCTCGCGGATGGCTGTCATGTCAGGCTCAGCTGACTTAGTAGATGCCTGCGCAGGCACACTTGCATCAGAGTTCTCAGCAGAAGCTGCTCTAAAAGCATCGATAGATGCCTGAAGAGAATCGAACTCTTTCTGTTCTTCCGCAGTAAGCTCTCTCTTTTCTGCTTTCGCCAGATCAAGAAGCTCCTGCTGTCTCTGAATCATTTGTTTGAGATTCATTTTGCTACCTCCTTTAAAATGTTTGCGTTTATCTGGAGCTGCTTTTCTTCAAAGTAAAAGCTGCTTACTCCCTTTTCCTCTTTACTCCTGCCGACACCGACTGTCGGATCAGCGGGAACTGATACGATGGATATTTCGTAGGGCGTCCATTTAGTCGCTATGCTGCAAGGTCCTTTAAACCTTCCATCAGATGACGTTTTGTTCGCTCCTACGTCCTCCCAAACATCCACCATGTAGCCAACAGACACACCCTTAAGAGTGCCACCGGCTACCTTTTTGCAGATAACATCGGATTCTTCGTCTTCGTCAAATTCGATCTCAGCCTCTCCGCGGGCGTCCACCACTGTGACGGATAAGACTTTACCGATAACCTTGTCACGATTATGGTTGTAAAGAACGCATCCGATATTGCTCAGCCTTGATAAGTCAACTGCGCCTTCGGCGTGTGAAAGTATCTCAGTACCCCACCAACGCTCATAAGGCTCTTCTGAAGAGAATGAAAGCTTGAACTTCCTCTCATTCCCCTCGCCCTCGACTGCCCTTATAGAACAGTCCTGAAGGCATCTCTCCATGGCGGAGGTTCTTTCTTTATTCCTCTTTTCCATCTCCGCCTGTCTCTGTAGCATTTCCGGTTTCATCCTGTGCCTCCTCATTTCCTGAATCATTAAGCTCAAACAGTATCTTTTCCATGTCAACGCCTCTGCTCCGTCCATACTCAAGGACTTCGGCGATGTCGTCCACCTGGTCGCGCCAGTCACGGCCATTCTCAGCGGATATCTGTTTAAAGGTTTTCTGCCCTGTCTGAAGGGCTGTCTTGTTTGCCGTACTCTCCTTCTGGGGATCAATCCAGGGGCGTGGCTCCTGTGTCCAGTCATGAGCAAGGTATCTTTCCTTATCCTCCCAGAATCCTGTTATCTTGATAGCACCGCACAGAACAGCCGAGATAACGAAAGTCTCATATATCTCGTCAAGGACCTCAATAAGGAGTTCCTTTTCCTCGTTGTATGTCTGGTCGTCCTCTATCATTCCCTGACGGGCTGATGAGTAGGTTGCCTCTGACATATCCCTTGCAACTGCCTCATAGGAGATACCCTGACCTGCTCCGATGAGTCTCTGCTGAAGCTTTGTGAAGCTCGTTGCATCGGCACTCTGTCCTGTAGGATTGACTACCTGAATCTCATCGCCTACATTCATCTCCTTTATCATTCCGGGTGAGAGGAGCTTTCCATCATAGCTGACTTTTTCAGCACTTGAGCTTCCGCTTCCCCTTCCGATTCCCGTAGTAGGGACCTGCTTCTTTATGAAGATCGCAAGGCAGGCTTCGATACGCTGCTTTACTGCGACCGCCATCATGAACTCGTTCACATCACGGACACGGGGTATCGTATGCGACATATCGGATATCTCGCGAACCTGTGAAGGTCTCTTCTTGGTGAAGTAGAAGATAACATCAGAAGCCTTGATATACTCAGGCTCTGAAATGGCGAAGCCTGTAATGTCATACTGTCTGATGTAGTATCCGACAGGTCTGTTATAGCTGTTATATTCAATGCCTCCGACTACCTTGTTGGCCTTGTCTCTTGGCTGCATGATGGATGTATCAAGCTCATCAACCTCGATCATCTGAAGCTTGAAGGGTACGAAGCCGTCCTTCGTGTATCTCTTTACGAAGAGCACACCGCCGTCAACCTTCTTCCTCTCAACAGCCATCCGGATCATCTGATTAAGGCTCTGGGTAGCTGTGACATCACAGTTAAAGCGTTTGCACCACTTCTTCCAAGCCTTATCTATCTCCTTATTCAGTTCAGAATCCTCTGTCTTTGCCTGAATCAGGAACCCTCTGCCTACAACATTTCTCCTGTACGCACTGGTAACGGAGTTCATGATATCGGAGTTTCTTTCAAGGTCCCTCGCTCTTGCCCTTACCTCATCTCTCGAATATCTATCCGTAAGCTCTCCTGACTGATTGGAAACACGCCAGTTCTGATTCGGTCTGTCATAGTTTCCGGCATCGTAGTTCTTTATCAGCTCGTATGCCTGTCTGTATGCTTCCCTCTTATATGCGGCCTGCGGAGACAGCCAGCCGATAAAATTATCTAAGAATCCCATCGCTCCTCCTTATCGCCCATCGAATATTGCAGTATAGCAGTCATCAAGAAGGCTTCCTGAGTTTTCTGCGGCTACCTGTGCCTGAAGGTCGTTCTTTATCTTGTAAAGGTCCTTCAGGTCAGCCCTTGTGAGCTGGCGGCTACCGATCTTGTAAGACTGACCGCCAACAGTAATGGCAACTATCGCATTATTTACATTTTCAAG